CGAGGCCAGCGTAAGCTAGGTCGGCGACGGTGTGGCCTTCCTTGTCGCTGGCGGCCTTAGGCTTCCCGGTGTGGTGCATGGCCACGAGGACGGCGCCAGTCTCGAGGAGGATGGGGGCGAGGTCATGGCGCAGGAACTTGGACGCCTGCTCCTGATCGGAGACGTCGATGCCCGCGAAGGACAGGAGAGGGTCGACGAAGACGATGTCGGCCTTGTGCTCGATGATGAGGTCACGCAGGGCCGAGGTGAAGGTCGTGCCGGTGCTGACGGTGTCGCGGAAGATGGCGAGGTGTTCGCGCAGCTGAGAGCGTTCGTCACTGTCGAGGTATGCCCCAGAGATGACATCTTGCAGGGCTTCCCCTACGTCGAGAAAGTCATTCTCAGCCTGGAGCACGATGGCCCGCAAGGGGCGGACAGGCTTGATGCCGAAGAAGTCCTTGCCGATGCACCAATGGACGGCGGCCTGCATCATCAGGGAAGACTTGCCCGTGCCGGACTGGCCGACGATCAGGAGCGAGCCGCCCTTGCAGAGCCAGCGATGATTGCCGAGGATGCAGTTGGGGTCGTTCTTGCGGTCAGCGGCCAGCAGGGCGTCGAAGTCCATGCGGGTCGGTCCGACCTTGGCCTTACGCCCCTTGCGCGTCTCGGCGATGCGGGCATAATGGTCGAGCAGCGTGTCGGGGTCGGTGGCCTGTTCTGCGGCGACTAGGGCACGGCGCAAGGTGGCCGCGTCCGCAATCATGTCGGCGTGCTCAGGGCGGTAGGCCGCTTGACCGGCATCGCTGACAAGAAGCGAGACGGTGGCTTCGGTCACCGGGCTGTTAGCCTGGCGTAAGCGCTGAGAGACTGTCAGCTCGTCGGCGGCGACTCCGTCCACTGCCAGCGAGAGCATGGCGGCGACGATGTCTTGGTGGGCGGGCTCGAAGAAGTCGGAAGGCTGTAGGTCGCCCGGTAAGGGGAAGGCTTCGCGGAGGAGGACGCCGATAAGGTGGCGTTCCGCGGCGACGTTATTCGGCGGGATCATGGAAGAGAGGGTTGGGGTTTGTGGGCGTGGGTGCCCGTGGTCAAGATGCTTTAACGACAGACGCGGTCGAGGTCTGACTGGCGGTAGTAAGGGACGCTCCGAGGATTGCGGAGGATGCGGACAGGGATGGAGGTGCCGTCGATGCGGTATTGCACGCCGCGGACGGTGCGGTCGTGCTTGCGGGCGTACTCGGAAAGGGTGACCCATCCCTTGGGGGCCTTGAACTTCCCGGCGGTCTCAGCTGCGGCCTTGGCGGCAGGCCAGGTCTTGCATTTGGGCGACAAGCGATAGATGAAGCGATTGCGGCTGACGGTCTTCCGTTCCGCGAAGCCGGCCTTGACGATGCGGGCGAGCGGCAGGGCGACTCCGGCGCGGGTGTTATAGCCTAGGAGCTGGATGACCTCCGTGGTCTTGACCCAGCCTTCGGGTGTGTCGTCGGCGTTGATCGTCTGCGCGGTTGGCTGTGCGCGCATGAGCAGGGCGGCGTACTCCTTGGGCTTCATCAGATCAGGTCGTATGCGGTCGAGCAGATGAACTTGCCTTGGAAGCGGTGAGCCGTCCAGACCTTGCAGTCGCCGGTCTTCTCGTCGATGACCCCATGGAGCCAGCCGTTGCACCACTTGGTCGTGGCTAGGCGGCGCAGCGCATAGTCGGCCTTGTTGATGTCCATACAGCACATCGCCGAGACGCCGACGATAGCGGCCTCTAGATGCTCAATCGTGCATAGAGAGAAGTCGTGGGTGTGCCCGTGAATCACGACGTCCCCTGGGCGGCCTAGGGTGCGGGCCGTCTCGCGGGTAGCGGCCACGCCTGCCTTGAAGCCGTGCGTGCCGGTAAGTTTGCCCACGCGGAAGCGGTTGACCCCTTCGGAGTCCTTACCCTTGACCGAGTAGCGGTGAAACTCCTTACAACCGATTTCAGCCAAGGTGTCGGTGTATGACTGCACGGCCCGCATGGCGTTGTCGCGGCGGTCGCCGTTGCGGGAGAGCATCTGCTCCTCGGCGCGGATGTCATGGTTGCCCTGCATGAAGATCGTCGGCTTGAGCACCTTGCGCAGGAAGTAATTCCCGTGCTTCAGGTCATCGGTGATGCCTTCCTCCTGCTCGTCAGGGGTGGCTCCGCGTCTCCAGGCACCGAAATCAAAGCAGTCGCCGGTATGAATGCGTAGCTGGGGTTTCCAGCGGCCGATGAAAGAAGCCAGCGCGTCCTGCGTCTCTCCGTCCACAAGCTGGCCGTGATTGTCTCCTGCTGCTACCCATCGAATGATGCTCATCGGATATTGATGTAAGGGATGGGCTTGCCGGCGTCGAAGGCCGCGAGCATCTCGTCACGGCGCTTGCGGGCGGTCTCGAGGTCGCTGGCGATGTTCTCGACGATGTCCTTGCCGCGGCGACGCAGGCGGAACCAATAGCAGTCACCGAGTTTCTGAAGGTGATGGTTCGGGTTCTCGGCCTTGATGTAGGCGGGGCGGTCGTTGCGTCCCGTGCGGGTATACTTGGGGCAGGCGAGCAGGAAGGCCAAGCGGTCGGGCTTGATGCCGACCTTGTTGGCCCAGCGCAGCGTGTCGGCGTTCAGAGTTTCCATGAGCGGGCGAGGTTGCGACCTTCGGTCATGATCGCGTTACGCGTCGACGGCCTGAAGATGTACTCCTGGTCGAACAGGTGAGAGGCGCGTATCTCGGCGATGCTGTCGAGCTCTTCGTCGTTGGCCGGGCCGACCCCAGAGGTGGCGACGTAGATGGTGCGGACCTTCCAGCCCTTCTCCCAGAGGATGTCCTGACAGACCCGCAGCTCGTTGACGTAGCGCCAGTCGGAGCAGACGACCGTCTCGGGCGAGGGTTGGTCGTGGTGCTTCATGACCGGGCACCAGTTGGCGAAGTGGCGGGCGAACACGTCCCGATCCATGCGCCGTGCGAACTTACCCGCGTGGACGAGGAAGTCGCGGTTATCGACCTTGAAGTCCTCCTTGAAGAAGTCCCCATCAAGGCCGAGGTAATCCATGTAGTGGTTTGCGGCCTCCTTGAGGGCGTCGGCGAAGTTGATATGCTCAGCGGGTCTCTGGGACCACTCGAGGATGCCGGAGGCGAGGGTGTCCTTGCCCGCCCTGGCATAGCCTGCGATCAGGACGAGCGTCGGGGCGGCCATCGGCGTGGGTGCTTCGTCGGTCATGGGTTGCGACCATTTTTTGCCGCGTCCCAAGAGTTAACTATGAAGTTTCTTTTCGGGATAAGTTCGTGCGGAGTATCAATTGCCATGGTCATAAACTCTGCCATTTCGTCCCCAATTTCTGTAAGACGTTTCCTATTTCTCATGCCTGCATTAATCATGGCGTTACAAGAGGCGTTAGTTCGCTCTAACTTGTCTTTCAGTTCTTGAATCTCTTTGTTTTTCACTTCCATGAAAAACTCGTATGCTTCCATTTGGTCCATGGCTGGTTAGAAGGGAACGCCTTCGGGGGGCAGCGGCTCTTCGGGGGCGGTCGGCTTCTGGGAGCCGCGCGGGTAGGTCATCTTGTACTTGTACTGAGGCTTCCCCTGCCACTCGCCGTTGGCCTCGACCTCGACGCCGACGAGGATGGTCTGGCCGCAGGCGGGGGACAGGTACTCCAGGTACTCGGCAGGGGTGGCGTCCAAGCGGATCTCATTGGTATACTTGCCGGAGAACTTGCCGACGAGCATGGCGAGCGCCTTGCCGTATTTGCTGGAGAAGTTCTTGGACAGGCAGAAGCCCTTGTCGTCGACGAAGAACAGGCGGGCGGACGTGGTGCCGTCCTCCCACTGTTTGACCTTCTCGAACTTGGGCTTGATGAGTTTCAGCTTGTAGGTGCCGTTCGTGCTGATGGACGTGAGCGGGGGGCGGTCGTTTTCGGTGGTCATAGTATTAGGCGAAGTTGATGTTAGTCGCGGCGCTGGGCTTGGCGGCGATGTCGATGGTGGTGATCTCGGTCTGGTAGCCGGGCCAGTTGCCCGAGGCGGTGCAGTCCTTGTAAAGGGTCAGCGCGCGCTCGAAGTCAAAGGCGGCGCCGGTCATCAGTTCCGGCCCCAGCTCATAGACCGCGTGGGCATAGGGCGGCTCCTTCTCGACGGCGATGAAGCGGAAGCCGAGGACGCGACACTTGTAGGCGGACTCGACGGCGTGCCGGTAGAAGTAAGCCTGGAGGGCGTACTTGTATTTACGGACGGACTGGAGGAAGCCGTGCGGGCTGGCATCCTCGCAAGTCTTCAGATCGTAGATGTAGCCGTCGTCGGAGATGCCGTCGATGGCGCACTTGACCAGGGTATCGCCGATGAAAGCGGTGAACATCACCTCGGTCTTCGAGAGGACGATGCCGTTGGCCTTCATGCAGGCCGCAGCGGAGTTGGCCACGGCGTCGACGAGGGCACCCTCTTCGGCGGTGAGGATGGCCTTGCCTTCGTTGGCGGTGACGAAGTCCTGCCACTCCTGCTTTCCGTCTTTCGTGCGCTTGTCGACGTCCGGGGCGATGGCGTGGGTGGCGTTGTAAGCGTCGAGCCCTTCGAGGGCGAGCTTGTGGACCGCCGTGCCCACTCGGAGGGCCTTGCTGTCCTCGCGGGTGCGGGCGAGGTAAGCCTGGGCGTGAGCCGGTGACTTGTAGACCAATTCCTTCGCTAGGGATTGGTTGAGCGCTTGGATGCCGTCATAGATGACGCGTTCGGTGATGAGGTCGGGCATGGGTGTGTTATTGGGTGTTGGTGGGAAAGTCAGAGAAGGGCCATGATGGCGTCGGCCTGATCGGGGCGACGGCGCTGGATGGCGGTCACGCACATGGTCGAGCCCACGGCGAAGCGGGAACAGGCGACCGGGCGGTTGGCGTAGGTCTTGCACTTGCCGCTTTGCGACAGGTGCGGGCAGCGGGAAGGCAGTTCGGCGTAGGTGCGGCCGACGATCATGAAGACCTCGCCGCGGGCGGCGTAGAACTCGGTCGTGGTCGGGGACGCGTCGATGGGGAGCAGGATGCTCTCACAGCACGCACCCTTGCAGAGTTCACAGGCTGTCATCTTCGGGGCTGGCTTCTTCGACGCTGGCAGAGATGCGGCGCACGTCTTCGAGGGCCTTGTCGGCGGCGTTCTCCATGGCCTCGAGGGTATTCCGCAGGACGCGCAGCTGAACGACGAGGACGTGGACGCGGTCATGGAGCGGCTTGACCTGGGCGGACTCATCAGCGGTCTCGATGTGATCCGTGAAGACCTGAAGTTCGGTGATGGCCGAGCGGTTTAAATCCGAAAGCAGGCTGATGTCATCGTTATGCTGTTCATGACGACTGGCGATATGCTGGACGGTAGCCAGCGAGCCCGTGATGTTTTCCACGAGGCGCTTGATTGAGTCGCGGTTGGTCATGAGCGGGTGGGCGTGAAGGTAAGTTCCTTTATCTCTCCATTAGGGGCAAGCGTAAAGAAACGGACGGCGGAGCGGGACAGGGACGGGTAGGTCTTGCGCTTCCATGAGTTGAGGTCGGTCATGAAGTCAGCGGACTTGCGTGCCGTCAGCTCGACGTACGGGAAGCCGTCCAGGAAGAGCAGCAGGGCATACTGCTTCGGGACGGTGGCCGCGATCCGTTCGATGCCCTTGGGGACGTCGGCCATCAGATTTGCCTGGTCTTGGCGTTCTTCCACTTGGCCACGGTGGAGGTCATCACGGCGCGGGAGATTTGACAGGTGATCATGTCGGAGCCGAGGATGTCTTCCATGACGCGGGCGAGCTCGTTGCCAGCGTAGCGCATCTCGGAGATGGTCTTGGCTTGGTTCTCTGCCCGGGCTTCGGCAGCGGCGGCGAGGTTGTGGTTGTGCAGGGCCTTGAAGGCCGCGTCGATAGGGTCAGCACTCATTTGGTCAGCGGGCGGGGGGTGGGGGAGAAGGCAGGGGCGGACGGGGAAACGGCCGCAGAACGGAAGCCAGAGGCCACGGCGCCGTCGTCGTCGAGGTCGACCGAGATGCCGCACGCGGTCTGGATGGACTGGCGGCGGATGTAGGTGATGGCCCCGCCGATTTGCTGGGCGGTCAGGCCCTCGGCCTTGACGAGCAGGGTGCCGAACTCGAAGCGTTCGCCGGATGCGTGGAGGAAGGCGGTCGAGACGCCGACCTTTCCCTCCTGGCTGACGAGCGTCTGGATCAGAGCGAGGTCGTGGTCGAGCAGGACGGGCTTGATGGCGTCGAGCAGCGCATCGAGGCTGACGTACTTGGCCTTAAAGGCGGGGTTGATTTTGTTGGCCTTGACGTTGTCCAGGGCGGCGAGCGCTTGGACGAGGGAGGCGGTGGCGGAGGAGGGCGTGGGTTTGGTGCTCATGGTGGAGATTATTTGGTCGGTTCGGCCTTGGTGATTTCACCGGCCTTGATGCTGGCCTCGATGTCGGCGAGGGACATCCGCGTGTAGTCGGGGACGAAGAGGTTGTAGAAGGTCACGCCGCCCCGGACGGTCGGGGTCAGGAGACGGGCGACCTTCTGATCGGGGAGGACGATGTAGGACGAGTCCGCGATGATGCGGTAGTCGGCGGGGAGTTTCGGGTCTTTCTTCATGTGAGGTTAAGGGTTACAAAGTAAAGGGTCTTACCGAGTTATGTAAACTCAGTTGATGACGCCGCGGGTGGCGGAGTCGAAGATGAGCAGGGCGTCGGCGTTCCAGAGGGTGACGTCCTGCGTGGGAAACAGTTCGGCAGCGCGTGCCTTGAGCTTGTTCTTCCACTGGGTCGTGGTCAGTTCGCCCTTGGTGCCACAGGTGTGCGTCTTCTGCCAGATGGCCGGACGGATGCGGTGGATTTTCCAGCCCATGGCGACGGCGGCGCCGTAGAGGACGCCCGTGTTCCACATCAGTTTGCCGATGGCCGAGCCGGGGATGTTCTTGCCCGCGAACAGCGGGGGCTCCTCAAGGTAGAGGGACACGTCCTTGGCCTTGCAGCTGAGATCGGCGAGGAGTTGGCAGACCTCGACATCGGAACCGGGCATCTTAGCGCACTCCACGGGGTCGCCGTCCGCTGACCAGACGATGCCACCGTTTACGCCAGGGTCGATTGCCACGATGAGATGAGCCACGGCAAGACCCTTTAACGCGGCTTGGCTAAGGACAAGCGGAAAAGGTTAGCCACGCGGAAAGCGTAGCCGTTGGCTCGGAAGCCTTGGGACTGAGCGGCGGTCCAACCGACGTTCCAGACGAGCGCCATCTGTTCAGGGGTCGGGTCGGTCATGCCGAGGCGGTGGAAGTTCGACCTAATCCAGCGGAGATGCGAAGCGGCGACCATGTCCTGGGCGGTAGCGTCGCGCCACTTAGACCAGGGGAAGGAGTAGTGGCCCTCGGCCTTGAGGCGGGCGGAGGCGTCGTCCCATGCGGCCTTGCCGACCTGATACATGCCACGCTCACCGGCCTTGCCGATGGCCTTGCGGTTGTGCCCGGACTCGACCGCGGCGACGGCCTCGAGGAAGGCGGCGTCGGTCTTGGCTTGGGCGTTGAGGCCGAGGAGCAGCAGGGCGACGACTGAGAATCGCTGGTTGAGGGTCATACGCGTCTCGGGACTTGTGATCCGGCGACCTCGAAGCCGTCGAGCTCATATGAGAACTGTATGCCGACCCAGCCACCGGCGGCGGCGTAAGCCTGGAGCGATACCTTTACGGCGCCGTCCTCG